TGAAGGTAGAGATGAGACAACAGGATATTATCCAGATACATATCAATGTAAACCTTATAATCATAACAAACAAGAAAACTTTGATGAATGGAAGGGTATGAATAGGAATCAAAAAGAACTTGAAGAACAATATAAGTTGTTTAGAGATAATCATCCTGATAATAATTTTATCAAAGAATTACATTGGGAACTTGTTGAGCTTGTAGATTATGATTGGTATAACAATGAAGGCGGTCAAGGTGAATTAGTATGGAATCTAGAGAAAGAGGAATTTCTATGTAATGGAGAGCAGAATAGATATGCTTGTGTAGAAGTTAAAGAAACATACTTTATGGATGGTAGAGAACCTAAATACGAATATGGTAACGAGGTTTACGAAAGATGAAAGCCTTTAATCATTGTAAATCAAGTGTAAAGTATTTTGGTGGCCAGGAATCGGATTATCATAAAATTCATGCTTGGTTTGATGAAACTAAGAATAATTGGGCTGATATGAGACATAGATCTTTAAGACATCATTGCTTAGGTGTAAAATGGTGTGAAGATAAATTTGGAATAACAATAAAGAACTCTGATGGTAAAGAAATACCAGTACGTTGTATTGCAGAACAACATGTAAGAGAGGATCTAGGCTTTATTCCTACAGTTCAAGATTGGCTTAAAGAAATTAAACCAAAACCTTGGATGGAAAGTACCAAGAAGAATATAAAGAAAATGAATTTAATGTAGTCATGTCAGTCACGGAGTCGCTGCAGCCGATCTCTAAGAGAACCTGTATGGCGCTGTATTAACTAAGCTAAAGGGAGTAGTGTAGCGTGGATATCCTGACATCTAACTAAAAGCAACGTGTTGGACCTGCTTCCTTAATAAGCCCAGCCGATTTAGGGTTACAGTTGCATTGACTACATTAATAACTTTAAGAGGGTGAGAGTCTAGGTGATGCATCAGTCATTAAATTGGCAGCCACAAAGTAACATAAAATTAACTGTTACACCACCCTCTTAATAACTTGGAAAGTTTGTCCGCTTTTAGTAAATTATAACCCCCACAAATAGGAGAAATTAATGGAACAAGATAATGAAACCATAGATATACCTATCTCTGATAATGAAGAACAAGAGGTAGAAGATAGAAGACAACCTGTATGGAAATCCGATAAAATAGATAGACTGGCAACTGCATTAGCTAAAGCACAAGGTGATATGAAAGGTGCTAAAGCTAGTAGTATAAATCCATTCTTTAAATCTAATTATGCTGATTTATATACAGTTATTGAATCTTCTATTCCATATCTAAGTAAACAAGGATTATCTGTTGTTCAAGGTCATGAAAAAGATGATAAGGGAACATTTTATGTAACCACTACACTATTACATGCATCAGGACAATGGATTAGATCGAAATTGCAAATGCCAGTAGGAGGCAAAAAGGATGCGCAAGCAGTTGGTGCTACTACTACATATGCAAGAAGATTTGCTTTATCTGCTATGGTAGGTATTGCACAAAAAGACGATGATGGTGAATCGATAACTAATCGTAAATAAGGAGAAAACATGGCAATTAAAACAATGTCAGCTTCCAGCGGTGGAAGTAAGTTTGAAGAAGGATGGCATCAAGTAACTATATCTAAAGCTGTATACGGTGTTTATGAATCAGCTGTACCAGATACACCTGATAAAAGATACCTAGATATATGGTTTGAAGGTTATCCTGATAATATGAATCTTCGTGCTTATGAAGTATTTAATAAGACAACTAAAGAAGAATTCAAAGTAGCAAATATCTTTAAGTATGCTAATGCTGGTATAGTAGGTGTATTAAAAGATCCTAATGGTAAACATCCATTGATTCAATTTGATGATGAACCAAAAGGGCTAGTAGGTAAAGTTGTAAGCATTCTTATATACAAAGAGAATAAGACAGGTGAAAACTATTCTCGTATATTTGATGGTATAGCACCTACTGAGCAACAAGGTGAACATTTGTCATTTACATCAACAGATGTAGAATCAATTAAAGCTTCGGCTGAAAAGAGAGTGACAATAATGTTAGAAGGATCTAAAGGTGTATCACCTAATAGTGCTACTCCCGCAGAACCATTTGCTAACCAGTTTTAGGATGACGTGGATTAGTCGCGTTTACTAATATCCTAATAATTCTGTTGGGAATCTAGGCTATTTCCGTGGACTAGAAATGCGGGTAGAGCAACACGGGTGTCGTGTCGGAATAAATAAACTTAAAGGAGAAATTATGACAGTAAGAGAACATATTAAAAGAGAATTAGAAAACTTAGAAAACTCACCAATGAGAACTTTTAAAACTTCTGATATACAGGAATTATCTTATGAAGGTAAGCAGGAATTTGGTAATTATTTAGGTAGTCCTGGAACTTATACTAGAGAGTTTAGAAGAATGAGAACTGATGGTGTATTAGTAGTAGAAAAACTTGCTAAAAAAGGAAGACAACAGGTTTGGAGATTAAGTCAGATTACACCTACAAATAGTTTTAAAGGAAAAATGTATAAGGAATTTACTGAAAAAGATATACCATTTTAAGGAGATAATATGATAAAAGAGTATGCATTTGGATTAGCTAATAGACATCACTTTGGAGATACAAATGATGTAGAGAAATACGCAGGTATGGCTCAAGATACATTTATGTCTTTATGGGATTATGATGCTCATGTAGTTGATTTTGTAAAGGAAAAAGGGAGTTTATCTGGATATGATGGAATACTTTATATGCCAGATGAATTCATATTGGATGTAGATGGAGCAAATCCTAAGCAGGCCAAAGATAAAACTATAGCATTAACTATAGAGTTGGATGATTTATGTGTACCCTATCAGATATATTTCTCAGGAACAGGGTTTCATTTAGGAATACCAGGCAATGCTTTCAGATGGAAGCCGTGTCCAGACTTACATTTAAAAGTTAAGGACGAATTAAAAGCTAGAGGTATTTATGAATATGCAGATCCGTCAGTATCAGATAAAACAAGAATCATCAGAATAGTAAATACATTAAATGGTAAATCTAAGTTATGGAAAATACCATTAACTCATAGTGAATTACATGGAACTATAGAAGAAATACAGAAATTAGCAGGTAGTCAACGCCATACATTTAAATGGAGTACAGCTGTTAGAGAAAATGATTGTGATCCTGTGTTCGATGTATTAGAAAGAAAGAATAAAGCAAGTGATAAAGTATTTGAATCTGTATCTCTAGGTAAGAATCCAGATCCTGTATGGTATCCTTGTATACAAACTATGATGGAAGGAACTGCTCAAGGCTCAAGACATCAGATAGCACTGCGTATTGGTGCGTTTCTAAGATGGAGATATCCAGAACATATAGTAAGGCTAGTAATGGAAGATTGGAGACAAAGGGTAGATATAGGTACAAGTCCATTTACTAAAACTGAGATGGATAAAATAGTTACTGATTGTTATGAGGGTCACAATGGAAATGGTTATAATTATGGATGTAGTGATATTCATATGGATAAACATTGTCAGTCAACTTGTAGATTATATAAGTCTAAAGTATCACAACACACAATGGATGCAAAAACTATGGAAAAAGAATTAGTGGAGTTCTTTACAAGAAACCACAACCCTATAGATATAGGAGCACCATATGGGCAGAAATTCCCAATATATCCAGGTGAAGTTGTAATATTACAAGCTCCTCCCAAGTCTATGAAAACAATGTTATTACAGAATCTAGTTAATAGGTTTAAACGTACTACATATTTCATGGAAATGGAAATGAGCCCTAGACAAATGTGGATGCGATTTGTTATGATAGAAAATAAATGGACTGAAGAAGAATTAAAAGACTATTATAGCAAATATGCTAACGGAATAAGCGAAGACTTTGATTGGTTAACTGTTGATTATAGCAGTTGTTATCCTCAAGAATTACATAAAAGGATATTAATGTTACCAAAGAAACCTGAAATCGTAGTTGTAGATCACATGGGATTATTTAAATCTCAAAAGCATGATAATAATATGAAAGTAGAGGAAGTTTCTCAATCTTTAATGGAACTTGCAGTACATAATAATATTATTGTATTTGCTGTATCTGAAATAACTAAAACAGCTTTTAGTGAAGGTATGAATATAGCTTCATCTAAAGGTTCATTTAGAATAGCCTATAATGCTAATAAAGTATTGTCATTAACTCCTTTTAAGGATGAAAACAAACTTATTAAATCATTAAGGTTAGAATGTACAGCAAACAGAGAAAGAGAAAGCCTCGATTTACAATTACCTGTAAAAGATGCTTTAATTGGATAAACAATTGAGGGAGAGTATATTCGTAAGGATATACACAGATTAATAGTCGCCCAAACAGTTCACAGACTATTAATTTGCCTGTTTCACTCCCTCAATAAAATTAAAAGGAGAAGATATGAATCCGTATCAAGAAATAAGAAAAGTGCCTTTAGAATCATTCGATGGTCTTCAATCATCAGCTTATGCTGTACAAAGATTAGATGAAGAAAAAGGTTGGCAAGAATCAGGTATAGTAGGACATAATTATATGTTATTACCTAACCAAGAAGTTAAAGAAATAGCAGATGATTTATTAAGTAGTTCTTATACTAGTTTTGAATTAGACAAAGAGTTCTTTAATGGTAAAAGCTTTATGTTAGCATATAAGGCTGTAGATAGCATAGCAAGTGTAGATTACACTGTAGATGATAACGAATTAGATAAATTGAATTTAGGTATACAATTTTGGAATAGTTATGATGGTACAAGATCGTTTGGATTTTCATTAATGCTCTATAGATTAATATGCACTAATGGAATGATGAGCAAGCAATATCTACAAAACTATAGATTTAGACATAATCCTGGATCTGAGGATTGGGATAAACAATTAGAATCTATGGTTCATATGATAAATATGACACAAGATGGAGATAATAATGATGTAAATACTATGATTAAAGGTATTAAACAATTAAATAATCATGCTATAGATGTTGAAGAAATCAGCAATATTAGACACAATCATCTTCAAAACATACCAACAAGTGTATGGGGTGAAGTTGTGGATAAATTTACTGATCCTCGTGGCGATTATCATGGTACTAGCAATGGTTGGGGATTACTTAATTCTGCTACAGATATATTGTGGCATAAAAAGAAGCCAACACTTGCATCATATAATCATAATGCTATGATAACAGATGGTATAATAAACGCAATTTGTTCATAGAATTACAGGTCGTTGCCGTAATAAATCATGAGCCCTGTAAACACTTGAAGCGAAAGCGGATGAAAGTCGGAAAATTGAAAGAGCCAATAACTGGTCCTGCCTGAGGAAATGCATGGAAAGGCCCCTCTAAAAGGAATATGTGAGGCTCTTTTAATTTAATAAAAGGAGAAAAAATGACAAGAAAGCAAATGAAAACACTAATAGATAATATCTTTAAGAAGATTCAGAAAACTAGAGAAGATGGACAGAAAGAATATGCAAGAGATAAAGACAATGCTTTTGCAAACTTTGAGCGAATAGCTAATAATCTATCTATATCTAGGGAGAAAGTCCTATTAACATACCTTTTAAAGCATATAGATGGCATATGTGCACATGTTGAAGGACATGAAAGTCAAAGAGAAGATATTACTGGTAGAATAACAGATAGTATTGTATATTTATGCCTATTCTGGGGTATGATTGAAGGATCTGAGTACCCAGGTAAGTCTAAATATTACTATAATAGATTAAAGGAGAATAAATGAAACCAACACCTAAAAGACAAGCAAAAAAGAAAGAAGAAGCGAAAGAAGTAAGAGAAAAAAATGAAGAAAGATTCGCTGAGTTAATGCATAATATTTTAACCAGAATTAAACAATTAGAGTTAGATTCTGATAGAATAAAAACTAGATTGGGGTTATAATAATGAGTAAAAAACCAAAAGTAAAAATCAAAAACTATGATGAACCCATTATGGAATTGTTCCAAGGCATGGTTAGTAATTTAATGAAAAATATAACTGCAATGGAAAATGCTATTAATTCTTTAGATGGAGCTTTATCTTCATATATTGAATTTAATGGAAATCATAAAGAATGGCAAGAATGGTTAGCTATTAAGTTTAAAGAATATGAAGATAAGGAGAAAGAGAATGACGCAAAATCAAAGAAATCTGGAAATAGCTCTAGAGGAACTGGAATTAACAAAACTGATAAATAATCAACTAAAAAGTCAAGTAAAAAGACTAGAAAATGAAATCTATCAGCTTAAACACCCTGTAAAAATAAAATCAGAATCACCTATTAATATAGATCACATATTAGAAGAGTCTAATAATGCTATGAATAGGTTTTCTGAAAAGCTACGAAAGGAGAATGCTAAAAATGCCAAGCAAAAACAAAGCAAGGGGTAATAGATTGGAAAGATTGGTAGTAAACCAAGCTAAGGAAGTGGGAATTAGTGCTATTAGAGCATATGCTAGTAATGGCTTGTCTTTAGGAGAAGCAGAAGATGTAGATGTTAAAATTGGAGAATTTAAAGGCCAATGTAAAATGAGAAAGAAAATTGCATCATTTATGAAACCTCCTGAAAGTTGTGACATAGCATTAATTAAAGAAGACAGGGAAGACACTTTAGTTGTTATAAGATATCAAGATTTCCTTACAATGATACTAAAGCAAATGGGAGTATTATGAAATATAAGGGCAAAATATATAAAGTAAAATCCTATAAAAATAACTACGATAATACCCAAAACCATACAGTAAATTCTTTAAGGCTAGATAAAATAGAATTAAAAATGGATAAAATAATTGGAATGTTGTATGACCTTTTAAGACTGGGTAGATAGTTCATAAACAAACATGTGGCCTGCGTAAGCAGGTCATATGTTACTTGAATAATTCTATTAATCGAAGTTTTATTAAAATCAAATCATCGATATCTTTTCTTAGCTTAGTTTTTTCCTTGCAATCTTCTAAAGATTCATATAAATCAGTCACATTAGCAGTCACATTATATAGTTTATTGTATAAAAACCTATTTTCAGCTCTTTTTATTTTACTATGTATCCATCCTAAGGATACTTTTCTTTTTCCTTTTGTAATCTCTGTAACCCTATGAAGACAATTTGAGGGATATATTAATAATGTCCCTTTTTTACATTTAAAAGACTTATTTCCAAGTTCAGTTTCTATTTCCAAATATCCCCCACTATAAGAACTTGGATTATTTAAAAAAAGTGTATAAGAAACATTTCCTGGATTATTGTCTGCAGCACTAGAATCAACATGCCAATCATATTTATCTTTATTATTATAAATACTTAATCGACATGTCCTTATTCCAAAATAAGGACCTAGAAAAGGTACTAATGTATTAGGAGTATGCTTGGGAAATATAATAGGAAAGAGTTCTTTAGGAACTTTATATATAATGCTTTTTTTTAAATCTTTAATAAATAATCCAGCAGTTTCTTTTCCATCCTTGGGATCTAAATGATCAAACATTCTAACTACTTTATCAACTTCTTTTGAAGTTAGGAAACTAGGAAACTCCTTTATCATAAATTAAAACCTTGTTAATGAACGTAATATAGCATCTTTATCGTATTCAGGGGTAGTCTTTTTTATTAATTTTTTCTTACCATGTCTCTTCTTTTTTCCCCATCCTAAAACTTCACCTCTCCACCATTTTGCAGTTTCTTTGCTTTGAGGATCCATAAACAAACCAAGTTCAAATTTAGCAATAGTAGTAAGATCTGCATTTGAATTTGTCATTAAAGGCCAAGTATAAGCAACACTTCTTGCTACTTGATGATTCAACCAAGCTAATTTATTATATGTCTCTACCCTTTCATCTTTAATATTAGATTCATTTAAACTTTTTTCAAATACCATGGAAGCCGTAGGATCTTTAGAGCCATTAGTTAGATTTTTAAACCCAGTATAATGTGCAAATAGTTCATATGCATCTAAACCTATACCTATATTAGGACCAAGAAAATACCATCCTCCTTGTCCATAAGTTTTTTTATTAAGTAATTTTTGAGTTTCAGGACTTAAATCTCCTAACCATTCTCCATTTTCTGCATTTACTAATCTTTCTCTATTTGATGACATCCAAGTCCACATAGCTTCACCATAATCACCTAATTCATTAGGCATTAATTTCCTGAAATTTGTATTAAAACTCATAGTAGCTGTCCATATAGCTGCTTGTAACATTCCATATTTCAAAGGTCTTCCAACTTCTGGACTAGTAAAGTCTAAAGCTCTTGCAGAAATCAAACCCTCTCCTATCCATCTATGCATTAATCTTATCATATTAAATCTATAATGTGAAAATTGGCCTAATCCTACTTTAACAAAAGCTACAGCTCTTCCGTCATCATCTGTTGCTTTAATAGCATTAGCTTTATTCCATTTAGCGTATTCAAAATGAACATCTAGGGTTCCATTATAAGCTATTTGACCTGCTTTTTTTTCTACCCAATTATCAATTACTTTATCAGTCTTTTCGCCATGAATATCTACTAAATCTTCTCTATTGAATTGATGATCTTTTCCTTTGATTGATAGAATATTTTCTTTTTGACCTTGAGTTAATATCTGACGTATTTTAAACGAATCTGTAGTATTAGTTAAATTCTGCGAAGCTAATGCGAATGCAACCTTATAAGTTCTAGCTCTATTATAATCTTCTACTAATCTATGAAGACCCCCAGCTATTTGTGCAGCTCTACTAGTCTTATCTGCAATAGCAGCAGTAAATCTCCAGTTTGCATTAGTAGTTAATTCACCTTTTTCATTAATATATAAATCCTTATTACCTATATAGGCATCTTCAAGTGCTCCTCTACTACTTTCAGATAATTTTGTATTTTCTCCAATAACAGACTCCCATAAACTACGTTTAATTGTTTTCCCAGAATACAATTGTAATCCATATTGTTTACTTTGCCTTTCATATGCAGAGATATTTAAAGATGATTTACCTGATTCTGAATAAAATCTCTTAGCATCCCACACAGTAGCTTTGAATCCAAAATTAACCCATTCTAAAAATCTTTGAGTAGAATTTCTTGCAGCAGATCTAGCATTTCCTCCCATTAAATGAAAATACGTAAATGAAGTCATTATTCTAGACAAATCATCTATATGGTTTTCCTTTATATTAATTTCTTTATTAGTTCTTATATCACGATAAACATCTTTCATTACATTTAGCATATCCCAACCAACTTCGGCTAAATCCTCCCTACCTTTTTGCTTTGCAGGATTAATATGTCTAGTAATTATTGTATTAACGGCATCATTTAAAGTGCTTTTAACATGTGTTGAATAATTAAATTGAGCAACATCAGAAGTATACCTTTTTAAAAAGAAGTATGGATCAGCATGATACATTGGATTAATAATTTCACTTCTACCTTTTGCAATATTAACAATATTATCCCATTCACCTAATTCTCTTTGTAATTTTTGACCTACATCTAATTCGCTATTTTCTATTCTATATTCTAAATTTTTTATAGTTTTAACAAGACCCAATGTATAATGAGCCATATAATGAGGAGAAAAAGCAACTTTATTATTACTTGTTTGATTGCCCTCAAATCCTAATTCTATAAAATCTCTAACAGGCTGTAAGTCCTTATATGCTATAAGTCTTCCACTAGTATCCCTTGTTTCTTGGAATTCTATTGCTTTTATCAGGCCTTTAATATGTGTAATAGTACCATCAGCCCAAGTTAAATTTTTATTCTTAGCATTTTGAGCAATTTTTTCTAAGGCTCTTATTAAACTTTTTACAGACATTCGTCTAACATCAACCCAATCCTTTCTTATTCTATTTAATAAAATCTTCTGAGAATTAGCAATAGGTCTACCATCTGAAGTCGTAACAGATTCTGGATCTGCTCCTGAAAGTACACTATTAATCATTTTAATAGCTTCCCCTGATCCTGTTTCATAAAATCTTACTATCTGATCTCTATTAGCATTCAGTTTATCGCCCAATACATCTAATCTAGGATCATTGACATCCTTTATTTTCTTTATTTGAGATACTATAGTATCATACTCTCTTTCCAGTCTTTGGAATTCAGTAAGTCCATCCTTACCTATACCTGTATATGTTTTTATCTTTTTACCAAATGAACCTGCTAATTCCTTAAATGTACTCAGCATATCATTAGTTCTTTTAGTAGATTCAATAGTGAAACTTCTATAATATGAATTTTCTCGATTTACAGCCCATTCAAATTTAGCCATTTCTGGAAATTTCTGTAAGGTAGTTTGAGGTATATGAAAATTTCTAGCAAAAAACCCTCTTGGTTTTTCTAAAGATTTATTAAAATACTTGATACCCATTTTAAATTTTCTTATGTCAGCGAAATTTGTAGGAAATTCAAGATTATCATATGGTTTTCTTGTGTATCTTTCATATATAAATTTAAATGTTTCAAAATTATTGTATTTTAAATCAGCTATATTTTTAATACCAATACCATTTTCCCAATCTTGGGCAATTTCAATCATTCTTTTACCAATCTCAGGTCTATGTTTAAATGAAACATCTCTTTTCTTCCTATTCATAGCCCCTACACTACATAACCATTTACTTATCATAAATACTCCTTATCTTAATGCATTACAATCGTAATCATTCATAATTCTTTCTTTTGTACTCTGTTCTACTCCAGCTTTTTCGCCTAAATTTTTAGACTTTAATCTATCTACATCCCGTATAAATATTTGATCGGCACCCCATTTTTTTAAACTGCCATCAGCATTACTGAGATATTTTATTCTTCCCCATTGATCTATAACAGATATACCCTTCTCTACCATAACCCTAGAGGCTTTATACAAACTAACAGGATCAACTAATCCCTTGCCTTGAGCATAATCAATCATAATTCTTGCTGCATCTCTTTCTATTTCATTTTTAGAATCTCTTAATGCATAAATATCTTGATTTAAATGTTTTTCTGTAGTATATCTTCCCTCTAAACTCATAGGCTCTGTAATCATTTTAGAATGTATAGCTTTTATATTAACATCGGGATTGATTTCGGATATCCATGCAACATTTTTTAAAGTATTAACATCATTTAAAATATCTATTGCTAACTGCCTATCTCCGTTTCTTTCACCAGATGCTATTTTTGCCAATAATTGCATCACTTTTTCAGATACCATATTTTCCCTATAAATATAATCAAATACAGCTGCTTTTCCTGCCATCTCATTGTTTGACCTTATAGAAACTTTTTCATTAGATACAGCAGGCGTTAAAGCCCTTAAAACCAGTGCCTTACTTGTTAATTCATCTACAGGTGCAAACTCTGTACCAAAAATATGCTCATGTAATAGAGTCTCAACTTTCAATGATATCATAGCCCTATCTTCAGCTGTTAAAGTTCTCTTATTAGGTCTTACATTAATAATATCTGATACCATGTCATTATAATCTTTTGTAATATATTCTCTTATTTCATAATGAGTCAACTCTTTCATTTCACCATTTATTCTTATACGAGGCATGCCTGCAAAAGCTTTATATAATATAGCTAAACCTTGTTGTTGCTGACCATCAGAAACCTCAAATCTCCTGCCGTTTAAAATCATTTTATCGGTCTTGAAAATAGTTTGAATATTTCTTTGACCTGTTTGAATAACTTCTTTAATTTTACCTGTTTTATCAACTATTACAACAGGTTTATCATAAAATTGACTATTATGCATATACTTACCAGGAGAAAAAACATCCCTAACTTTCTTTATTTCAAAGGCAGGAGCATCCATGTCCTTGCTAAACATATATGCTAAAGCCTCTTCCATCCCAACTCTCAAATCCTGTATTCTTCTTAATTTTTCTTTCATATCTCTAACTTCAATGGTTTCTTCCTTAGATCTAGATGCAAAAATTTCCTTTTGCTGTATCTGCATAGTTAAAGATTTCTCTTGTTTAACTAAATCCTGTAATCGTAGCATCCTCCAACCATCTTTAACATACTCATTCAAAGCATCATTAAATATTTTATTATGCCTTGCTTCACTACTCATACTCTCCATACCAGGAACATTTTTATAACCACCTTCTATATAATCAAGTATTTCTTGAGTCTGCTTTGAAGTATTTGCAATATTATTTTTTTCTTTAATAGCTACAGTGTTTAGATATATCGAATGCATTTGCCTCATAGCAACATCATAGGGATTTTTAGAACCAGTATTCATATCAAAATAATCTCTAAAGGATGTCAACCCTACATTTATTTCAACATTTGAAGAAACTTTATCAAAAGGATCGTTTGTAATATTTCTAATCAACGCATCAAAAGCATTATGGTAATCTTGTAATCTTGCTGATACATCTTGACCTGCAGCATCTTGACCATATCCCCTATTAAGCCTTACATACTCATTTAAAGGTAGTATCATTCTTCTATTTATAGCATCCCTAACTTCTCTATACATAGGTGCATTTAAATCTATGTTAGGTTCTTTTGTAAATTCAGGAAATTGTAATTTACCATCAATTCTTTTACCACTTTCAATACCTATTTCAAACATTCCATCTGGCCCAAATAATATAGTATTTTGAAGTTTTTGTATAGCTCTTACAGAATCCTTCGATGGCATATTCTTATACATATCTATAAACTTTTCAGCCATTACTGAAACATTTTTAACAGTAGAGATATAACGGCCTTTATCGCCCAATTTCAAAGTAAGATATTGCCCTGCTTTATCTCCTGTATTTATTTTAAATTTCAGAATTTCAGGATACTCTCTGAAAATATTAGACATATATGTTAACACTTGATGCATTTTTATAAACCTACCTCTAGCCATAGTAACCTCATTTTGAAGAGCAGTATAATCAGCATCACCTTTTATTTGTTCTGCAATTAATTTAGAATAAGAACCAGTTTCTCCAAATGTTTTCATAATAGTTGCATCAAAAGATTTAGTAACTATTTCTCCTGCTAATTTCCCAGTTTGTGCCCAAAATTTACCTGGAGCTCCAATATAATTAAAGGATTTATCAAAATCAAAATCAGCATCTTGCGGTTTAATAGCATCCATAAAATTCATTAAACTAACATTACCACTTCTTTTATTATTATAAGGATTCCCATCTTTATTAAATGCAATTCTACTAATAACTAAGTCACCCATCATGTTTCTTGGTTGCCGACTATTAATAGAGCCTACAGATAATTCTGGATGCATATTTTTAAGAATTCTCGCAGCATCACTAATAGAAATCTTCCCTAAATTCCCAGGACTTTTAAATTTATCCATACTTTCATAAGCACTTTTTTCTGCAAATACCATTCTCTCGTATAGATCCTTATTAATTTTTGTATCTGCAATTTTAATTTCTTCCTTAGAATCAATATCAAACATTTTACCATTTTTATCTATCATTCTACCTTCGACTATAACAAAATCAGCTTTATTAATCTGTACTATATAAGCATCAGCTTTTCTTTTAATACCTGCTTCATTTAGATATTCAACTTTTTGAATTATAACACTATGCACTTCCCTGGGATCTTGACCTCTTTGAATAAATTCTTTTGAAGCAGCATAATGTGAAGGCAAAAATTCGCCATAATATCTAACAGTTTTCCTGCCATTAATTTCAGTATGCACAGAAGGTTTTAAATAACCCATATCAGCACCCATTACATCCAAAGAACCATTTTCTACTACACCGCCGCCTATAGAACCATTATTTAAAAAATAACCAATCATATTATCTTCTAGTTTTCTTTGAGCCCAAGGTTCTAAAACCAACCCTTCTCTAGATAGTATTGATCCAATAGAGCTATTAACAACTGATGGATCCCCATCTGCAGCACGAGAACCTAAAATCTTATTTGCTAAAATACTCCTATACGCTATATTGTTATATTGATTCTCCATGCTATTATTATATTTTTTTAATTTAGCATCTAAGCCAATCCATTCAGCTATCCCATTATTATGATTCATATGTAATCCCGCATTTTGACCTACTAAAGGATCATGTTCTTTAGATATAGTCCTTAAGCTCATTGATTCTAAAGGAACCTCTATGATATGTTTTTCTATAATATTATTTTTTGTTATATGTTCAGTCCAAGGCTTATTTAAGTCTTTTAAATTATCTCGTTGTATACCTCTTAAAGTACTATAACGCTCTATTCTATCAGCACCAATTTGAGACTTATATGAATTTATTTTATTAGCAGATCCAAATGTTAATCCATCAACACCTAATTCTCGCATAATTACCTCAACAACAGGGTTGTATTTAAAAGCTGTTTTTGCAAAAAATTGTTCTATCCTACCATATGCAGGACTATTTCTGTTTATATTAACATCGCCTTGTGCTACAGTAGGTTTTAGTGCCCCTGATCTAAAACCTATAATTTCTCCAGCACTATTAGTTTCTACCATATCAGGATGTAATCCTACCATCATTAATTTAGCTAAATAGGCATCAAATGTTAAGAAAAATTCACCATCAACGATACTTTTATAAGCATCTTCAAACATTTTTAAATTTTTAGTATATTCTTCTGGAGTTATATCCTTGTCCACTCTTTGTTGCTCTAATTTTGCTCTATGTCTATGCAAAGCATCAAAGACATTTGCATATTCAGCACCACTTTTATCTAATAAAATATTATTATTACGATCTCTAATACTGCCTTCATCATCAAATGAAAGAACTTTCAATTTTCTGTATTCTTCTAAACCAGTTTTTCCATGTTTTTTAGAAGGCTCAAACCAATCTCTTACAGATGAAACCTCTTGATTGAATAAATCGAATACACGAAGCCCATAAGCCTTTTGATGAAAATCAGATTCACTATTCTTATATAAATCGGCACTTCTAGCTCTATTTTCAATTGTTGGTATATACCCATTTTTAGTTTCCGCTAATTTATCTCGCTTGTTTAAATCTTTTATCACATCATGCTGAAGATTAATTACCCCATTTTCCAATACATCTGGAATAAATGCAGGCATATTGTGTATCATTCTAGCTAATTTAATAGCTTCTACTACATCTAAATCAGCATCAGCATTTCTTAATCTAGTTAATAAGTTGTTCATAGCCCTATGTTGCGGCGTATCTAATGACATGTCTCCATCATATACTGCTTCTAGAATTTTAAATAAATCACCACCCTTATCTGCTCCTACTCTAGGCCTAAATTGAGATTGAATTTCCTTATGTATACTTTTATTAAATGTTTTATCAACCCTTACAATCAATGTAGTGGATTCATTTAAAGGAACTATTCTAAATCTTTCACCAGCTATAGTGGGATTCTGTAAACTTGGATCAGTCAATTGCTCACTTTCTCCAAACCTGTATATTTCTTCTACTATTTTATTATTACGAACAGTAAATTTACCACTATTTAATAAAGCATTTAACCCATCTATATTTCTTTCACCTGCAATATTACGGATAACCCTACCATCAGAATTAATACCTGATGATTCAGCTAAATAAATAAAACTTTGGTCAGGATCTAGCGACTCTAAAAGAGCGCCCAAGCCTCTATCCTTTGTTTCACCCATATATCTATGCCCTTGCACTAATCTTTCTGAGCCACTTCTAGCATCAAGTTTCAAAGTTTTTACAACTCTTTTAGAAAAATAATTAGTAGTAATAACATAATGATCTGTAGCTACCTCAGCATCAGTAGGCCTATCTATAGGATCAAGTTTTTCTAAACCTGTTCTCATAGCTAATTTCAAGGGTTCTGCTACAAATATTCTGAAATTTTCAAGACCTTCAGGTGTCTTGGGGTCAAAAGTGATAGCATCTGGGGAATTTAATAGCGTTTGCTTTATAAGTTCTAATTTATTAACAAGATTGGGGTCTATTTTAGATAAAGCCTGATGATCATTATATATGTCTCTAATTAAATCCCTTATAAACAATTCTGTATCTTTTTTACTTTGTGTAGCAGTTTTATCTATTGAAAATATAGACTCAACAGTCCCAATATCAACACCATATTTCAAGGCAAATTGAGAAGTAGTTATTCTTAAAACCTTGTCTTGAATATCCTTTCCAGGAATCTCTCTATCAAAAGCTGCGAATTCCTCTCTAATCATGTCCATAATATTAGATTCATTAATAGCTCTTCTTTGAACAGTAGCTTGTATTGTTTCAGCCAATTTAACCATATCAGACGCATATTTAATTCTATAATTAGATTGGTCTTGTCTTTTTAAAGCATCTAAAGCACCTTCTATACTTCCAATATGACTCATAACAGCACTTAAAGTGTAAGGATCTTTATGGTCTAAAGCTGTTTTTATAATATCCTTTAATCTTACACTATTATCTCTTGCATCAACATATTCCTGTAATTCTACCTCCCAAGTTTTTCCATCCTTACTTTTAGGTGTATCTATATTAAATCCACCTATTTCATAAGTATGTATTATTTGATCTAATCTATTTATTTCTGTTAATAAAACTTGTTCCATAATTCTAGATTTATCCCTAGCGACTAAATCCAAAGATGATTTCCCAATAGCCATGGATTTTATAAGCGCCTTTCTATAAGCACCTTCTGTAGATTCAGCTATCTCTGAAAATTCAATAGGAAAGCTTGAATTTTTAACCTCAGCTAGCAAATATTCGTAATGTTTAATAAGATCGTTATAAGTGTCTTCAGAGATTTTATTAGTCTGTAATTCAAGATCCAAGGTTGCTTTTATACGCTCATAACTAATTAATTTTGCAATACTTCCTTCACCTTCAGCTTTATTAAAATCAATATCTCTAATCAAAGTAGTTAAACTAGCCTTAGTATCGATACCAGTCTGGAAATCTCTCATACCTAAGTTGTCAATAGATTTTAAATGTACAAATCTTGTAAATTCCCTTAAAGATTCCTTGTTTGTAAATAAATCTCCAAACAATCCCCTGCTTTGTCCTTCTACACCAACAAAAGCTTCCATTAATCCCTTTGCTTGCTGATAGGTCATATTAACTTTTTGATCAGATGTAATATCAGGGTTTATAGCTTTCACAACTCTGTGTAAGGTTTTTATAAAGTTATCAACCTTGCCATGAGAAATAGAATCTACTTCTCTAGTTCCCTCAAGATTACCGACTTGTGGAGCTTCTTTATGCCTTATAAAAGTATTAACTTTGTCTTGCAATAATCCTACTTCATTTATATCAAGTCCATGATCCTTGCCATTTTTTAATATCTCGAAAGCATTTACATGTCTTTGAAATTTTATGACATCATTTTGAGCAAAATGCCAAGCATCATTTTCTAATATCATATCATCTCTATGCCTATTACCTTCCCATTTTTCTCCCCAAACAGATCGATGCATTGCATCAATAGATTCCTTTAACACTATCTCAGCTTCCTGAAACCTATTATTAGTTATTTTATTAAGTTGCTCCATTGGAGGAGAGTCCATTAATCTAATCCATCCATTTTGAACACCTCTTTTTACAACAGTTGCTAAAGTTTGTCTTGCTCCTAGTGATAAACCGCCTAATAAATCCGCTACATTTGGAATAAGAATTTTACCTTCAGTATCTCTCCTGTCAACAACATCTAAACCTAGAGCCTTAAATGTATTAAATAAATAATCTGCCATAATTTGTGTATGAGGCAGGCTTGCATCTCTAATAGACTTTTCTATAAAGTCCTGTAAAACAGGTTCCACATTCCTGACATTTAAAGATTCTCCTTTAAACTGCATTGTTGAAACCTTTTGAATAATATCATATGCTTGGTCAGGAGTATATGTATCTTTTGCCAATTCTTCGCCAGAGTTTTTATGATATTTATCTAATACTCTTTCCGCTACATAAAGCTGCTCATTTAATTGATGAGCTTGTTCTCTAGTTATCTTCTTATCTTTCAATGCATCAGCTATCCACTTATTAAAAGCAGTTCTTAATTCAGTTCCACCAAAATCATTTTTAACATTTTTATAAGGATCGAATATTTCTCTTAGAGCTGCAAATTCTCCAGTATTATATAAGTGCCCTTTAATTGCAGAACGAGATTCAGAGTTATATTGATGATTATCAGAATACCTAGATTGATTTCCATAAGCCATTATAAGATTATGAAGCTTATTATTATCCTTTACACCAAAAGCTTCCATACTAGCCATAATCTTTCTTAATTTCATTTCCTTAAATTGCATATATTGGGGGACTTGATCTGTTTGGAATATTTTTTGTGCTATAGGATTCTTAGTATCATAATGTAATCTATGAGGTTTTCTTGTAAACCACATAGCTGTAGCAATAGTTGTAACTTTTTCATGAGGAGTTTCACCTAATGAATTTAAAATTACATCTTTACTAAAACCATATTTACTCATATTATCCCATACATGGAAACCATTCATAGCAGCTACACCAGCTAACATCCTAGGTAAAGAAGCTCCAACATCAAATACAGATTCCTTTACCCAATAAGGGACCGCATTCCAACTAAAATCCTTTCTCATTGTTGATAAATATGATTTTAACAACTCTTTGTTATCACTAGTTAACCACCATTTATCATGAGTAGGGAATTTTGAACGCCCAAAATCCTTGTTCCACTTATTTACACTTCTATGAACATATCCTCCAGATAATTCATTAATTGCAGTTATATTAGCTTTTAATTGCTCAGTTGTCATATTATTTAAAGGTCTATTACCCTTAGCTAAATGTTTTACAATTGATGCACCTCTCTTTAGGGGATTAACGCTAGTACCTCCTCTAAAATATTTAACAGGACCTATAACAGAAAAATGTAAACCTGTAGTTGAAGCTTGTTTCCACCAATCAGCTGAAGCTTCTGACCAATTAAATCTATTATCTCCTGTATACTCATACTCATGGGTTAATGGATTTTTCTCAACTCCAAATTGTGTTTTTTTGACCTGATCAGCTATAGCATGCATTGAACCTAAAGCAAAACCTATTGTTGCATCAAGAGCCGCTGCACCAGCCATCTGAGAACCAACTACTCCACCAGGACCATAAGTTCCAGGAATCTTTCTAAAAAGCATACTCAATAAAGCATTTGCATTATTAGGATCATTCTTTGTAATAATTTCTACTACTTCATCAGCTAGCAGTTTTGCTTCATTAGTAGACAATTTTGTTATTTTAGATATATCATCAACAATACCCGATGATATTACCTGTTTAAATATACCACCTCTAAATCCTTCTTCTATTTTTAACATATCGCCTGAATCTTTTAACCATTCATAGCCTTTAGAAATTATTTTTTGAGCAGCATCATCGGATAAAGCAATACCAGTCCCTGCAATTTTCTCAGTACCTTTCTTGAGAACTATATTTGCAGCTTTATCCTTTAATTCTTTTTTAGATTGATTTGCGGCTACTTTAGCACCTAGTCTACCAACTTTACCTATTCCTTTCCAAAATCCCTTACCTACTAATGAGCCAACCCCAAACGATGGAAGCATACCAACAGTTCTACCTACAGCTTCTCCTGCTCTACCCCATCCAGTTAAATCCTGCCATTTAGTATCCTCAAGGTCTTCAAAAAGAGATAGTGTGTCTTGCCAAGATGTATAAGCATCTCCTCTCTTTGCTTCTTGATACATATCGTATGCGCCTAAAGTAGAAAAACTTAGTTCATCAGCAGCTCCCCATAATGCTTTACCGAAAAAATCTGCTACTGCACTACCAGTAGTTCCTGTTGGGATTTGCTCTACCTTCCTATTACGCTCTTCGTCCTCTAATAAATCTAGTGATTTGAGTAATAAATCATCCATTTATTTTTCCCCTTTTAAAAGTTTTTCAAATGCTTCATAATCTTCCTGAGTCCATCTATCATTTACACTAAAAGCTTCTGAAGTAAGTATCTCATCTAAAGCTGTTGTATTAAGTGTTTCCCATCTATCTTTATTTCCTTGAACTAAATCTTCCCATTCTTCATATTCATGGAATGTATCTTTATATGAATTTGATAAATTAGTTCTATCAATATAAACATTATTAAGTTTATCAACAGAAGGTTTTATTTCTAAATCAAAATATTCCAACCAACTCATTCCAAGTTTATCATTATATTCTGTAGCCTTTCTCTCTTTTGCCCATATATTTAATGCATCTGAGTCTACATTCGCATCTCTTCCCATCATCCAATTATACCAACTAAGCGGATTAAGATAATCAAATGTTTTATAAAAAGTTGTCCCTACTGTTGATAAAACCCCAAGAGGATGAGCACGCCTTGCAAGAAAATCTTCTGGCGCTTCATCTCTTCCATCCATAAATCCTGTAACACCTCTTACAAAACGTCCTGAAACTATTCCATTTTCTACCGTATACCCTTCTGTCATTTCTATAAAGTTTGCTCTTTTCTCATCATAATCAGGACTAGCAGGATCTAAATACATTTGTTCCCATTCCTTAGGCTCTCTCCTGTAATTAGGATCAAAAACCTCACTAGAAGCATGGACATTATGTGTAGACCCGAAACCTATTTCAAGCTTACCAGGCGAAGTTTCAGTAGCATCCCAATCTCCTGTGTAAACCCATCTATTAAAAGAATCCATATTCTCTGGGAATGGAATAGTTGCTTCTAGATCAAATAGACGTTCCGAATCAACTTGAATATTTCCAGATTCATCTATATGGCCTGAGTTTTCCAACCACTTCATTAAACCCTCAGTGCCTGTAAGAAAATTACCAGTTTCAGCGTATCTAAGACCAGCAAAATCATACCTTTTTTTATATTCATAACCTGAGGTAGGAGATTCTCTCGACTCAGGAGCATCTGTAAGATCTTCACTTATCTGCAAAGGATATTTAGGCATAAGTGCTCCACCATATATTGCATCTTTATCGAATTCTTCCTCTTTTGACTTAATTATACCTTGTAAAAGATCAATCTCTGAATTATACTCTTGGTATTGTCTATTATGTTCTTCGTATTCCTTTTTTATATTTTCTAAAGTAGCTGTATCGTATTTCTGTAAAAACTCAGTATTTAAATTTATTTTTTCAATATTTTCTAAAATATCTTCATCGCTAACAGGACCTAAACTATATCCCTCAACAGTTGAACCAAATTCTTCCTTAGCTGCATTAAACATATAACCCTGAACATAACCTTTTAACCCTTCATAATCAGGATTATCGAAAAAATCTTGTATAGTTCTCCCATTACCAAAATCAGTAGTCCTTAAAAATTCATCCTTTTCTTCAAATGTTTCAAAAGAATCTAAATCTCCAGTAATATCCTTTATTAATCGATCTATCATTATTAATATTTATTATATTTATTCTTTTTATTCTTATCAGGATCATCATCATCATCATCGGGTATTATTATACCATCATCAAACAATGGATCCATTATATATGTAGAATATTGTTTGCTTATAACTTCAAAGAATTTTGGAAAATCCATTCTTCTAGCATCATAGCCGAAATACTTAGCTGATAAAATTTCATGCTTACCCTTATCTTTATCATTTAAAGTTAAGTAGTAATTATATGAATCCCTTACATCAAAGAAAAATCTATCATAATCAGGATTAGCAGTAACGCCCTTATGAGCTTCAGCTTTACCACTAGCTGCTGCATGAATATTATAAAATTGTTCAAAATATTTATTTGACAATTGAAGAGCTGTTTTAGAAAACTCGCTTTCAGGATCTGAGGTGATCTTATCTGCATTATTTATTATTTTACCAACTTTATTACTATCATTAAACAAAGAAGCATATTCTAAGCCTATTTTGATTTGCAAATTCTCATTATCTTTTTCTAAGGATTGATAATTAACGTCATGCATATACTCCTCAGGATTATTATTTCTCATTATAGCCAAATTTTGGATTTGTCCCATATATTTCTGAAACCCTGAAAATGTATTACTATTTAAAGCTACTCTATTTAAAGCCAACATAGCATTACTTTGCGAAGGTTTACCTTTTCCTGCTGCATATTCTTCTTGCCCAGCTAATAATTTTAATGTATTTATAGCATTTTTTGTATAATCCTCATAACCAACCCTATATCCAGTAATCATTCTTTCTATTTGCTTTTCAGTTAAATCATCTTTAGTCCCTTCAATCAAATCTTTACCTACTCTTAAAGAACTTTTTTTATTATCTAAAAACATATTAAATTCATTTGGATCAAATACATCGGGATCACTTTGTATTATTGCTCTTAATTCTGATTCCTGTCCTCTAAAACTATCTCTTTCTTCTTTAAGCTGTTGACTCCTTGATTGAATTGTTTTTAATGCATTAAGTAAAGTATCAACTTCAATGTCTTTATTTTCTAACAAAAGATTGGATAAATGCTTTCCACCAGAAGACTTATATTCTGGTTTTAAACCATATAATTTAGAAAAATTATCTTCCTGTTGCTCTAGTTCATTTAGTTCATTTACATAGAGCTGTTTTGTTTCAGTCTTTAAAAGAAGAGATTCCCTATATGCCTTCTCCTTCTCATCTTTGATTTGCGCATCTATAAGATCAAACTTATTTTTAGCCTCTACATAAGCTAACCTATCTTTTTCTAGTAAATAATCTAAATATTCTGTTATACTCGTCATATCAATATCCTATTTATAAATTTTCATACCATCTATCATGTCGTGCCGCTTTTCTATATCTTTGTTGCAAGGTTTGTAATTGATTATCTAGAGATTGTCGCGTATTTGCTAAACTCATAGAATATTTCGCTAATTCATTACTATACCCAGCTCCAGCTTGACTAGCCGCTATATTGAATTGTTCTTGCATTTGATCCTGTGTTTCTGACTTTATTTGATCTGCAGTAGAAGTTTTTAATGTCCCTGCTTTTTTTGTTAAAAGACCTAAATCTTTTGCTAATTGATCATATCCAGACCCAATAGTTCCAGTTATTCCTTGCAATTGTTGTTCAAATTGCTCATGCATTATTCCAGCATCTTTATCAGCATGCCTAGTCATACTTTGATATTTTTTAGGAAAGGCTTTTATTAAACCCCTAGTATGCCATTTTTCAGCCCTATAATGCCCTGTTTTAGACCCTATTTTACCTATGTAACCTAAACCTTCAATTATTGCTAAAGTTATTGCAACAGCTGTCATAGGTTCGTATCTATTCCCTATTTCAGTTGCAGCATTACTACCGATTAATTTGATTACTTTTTCAGCATTCTTTTTTAAACCCATATCAGTAGCATTTCTGAGAATATTATACTCAGTTTTAGTTACATGCATTACCTTTTTATTTGAACTAATCCATATATGGTTATCTGTATTAGTACCATATTCGGCTAGTAATTTATATAGCCTATTATGATTTTCTAAATACCTATTAGGGTTCTTTTTGTTTAATAGCTTTTTTATTATATTTTTCATATTAATACCCTTCCTCTAGATTTTTAAAGTCAGGAAACTCTAAATACATTTCTTCCATAATGATTTTTTGTATTTTATCTATACCTATATCTCCATATTTTTCAATCATTTCATTTTCCAGTTGTTTAAAATTTTCAGTTTGTTTTATATCTCTTAAAACTTTTTGTTTATTTCTATTTTCTCGAAATTCTCTCTCTTCTTTAGAAAGAGTTTTAACTTCTTCAAACCCTTCTAAATCATATTCCTGGCCAAAATAAAACTCACTATAAGCCTTTAATTTATTTTTCTCAATTTGTTCTGCTTGCTTTTTATCTGAGAGCTTATTAAAGGCATGCAATTCTGGGTTTATATCCTTATCTATTTCATCCCACATTTTATCGGTTTCCCATTGTTCTCTTTCTAAATCAGCTGGTGCTTTTTGACTACCCATCCCAAGTTTTTCAAATTCTTCGGCTGTATAAGGATTATATTTACTTCCTTTTGGAATATCGCCTTCAAGATACTCTTTCATTGCCTCTTTTTTTCTTTTCTTAATCTCTTTTTTTTGTTCCTTTAAAGGCAATTTATAGAATGCTTCCAATGCTTCAGGATAAGCAACAAGGTCTTCCTCAATATCGTAATCTTCCTGTATTATAGCCCTTATCTCATCAGGATCATCTGTCCCATACCTCTTTATTAAATCTTCTTTTCTTGCATCTTCTTCACCTGCTTCAATAGAATCCCAGATTTGAGTTTCTTGGAACTGCTGTTGGCCTTCTTCCTTTCTACGTTTAATCTCTTGTTTTTGATTGAATAAAGGTTGATCATAAAATTCAGCTAGCTCTGGATTTGCATCCCTATCTATATCTTTCCACATTTCATCGTCAATAATAGCTTGTTCTCGAGCTGTTTTTCTAGCTTTAGCTTGCTTAAACTTTTCATCCATTTCTGATTGTAAAAATGGTCTTTCCTTACTCCCTTTAATATATTCTGCTAAAGGTCTCCTATCCCCCATATGTATAGATCCACCATACGTCTTGACGAATTGATCCAAATCACTATAATATTCCCCCATATCTTCCTCACTTACTAAATGATCTGTTTCTGACAGCAATTTATCATAAGCCTTATCTAACCTTTTCTCTTCTGCTTCTGCTTCTGCTATCTCCTCATCAAAGAAACTCTCATCTTCCAACTCTAATCTTTTTCTCTCCTTGTCAGCTCTTTTTACCTTCTTTTTATACTCTTCTGCTTCTGCTATCTCCTCATCAAAGAAATGACTATCTTCTTCTTCTAATATTGCTCTCTCTCTATCAGCTGTTTTTACCCTCTTTTTATAGTCTTTTTGAAATGCCCTTGCTTCAGCTTTGTTTTTAAAAGCCTTGCCTTCTAAGTAGTCAGGATGCTCTTTTTCTAATTCCTTTAATAAATCTAAATCTAGAGTCATCTCTTCAATTTCTTCCCCATCATCATCAATATATGTAGAAGAGGTATAAGGAGTTTGTTCAGGAAGACTGGATAGTGTTGCTCCGCCATATAAGTCAACATCTTCTGTATACACTAATTCACCTTCCTGTTTTATTTTAGCAATTTTATCCTTAGCCGCCTGCTTCATCCTTATCTTATACGCTTTTTCAGCTTCAGAATCTCTAAACTCAATTTCATCACTAAAGAATTCACCCCATTGTTCATCATCCCAATCTACATCAAATTTAGCAGACCATGCATCTATATCCATATTCTCTACCCATTCATTGCCTGATTGATCTGTAGGGTAATGCATTTTTATAGCTTTTTTATGTAATTCATAATCTTTCTTACTAGTTATATTAGGTTGCCATACTTTTCTTAAATTACCACTTTTATCTTCAAAAAAAGAATCAACATTAAAATCAACATCTGCAAATTTCACCTTTTTAGCATATTCTTTTATGTCTGCCGCATTTAAAACAACAACATTATCAGATTTTGTTTTATACGTCCATTGATCAGTGCCTTCTATTTTTTCAGCTCCAACTGATCCTGCAACTTCTTCTAATTCTTTCCCTGCTTTAACTTTATCACTAATTTTAGAACCCATTGAAATTATATTACTTAAGGTTGATGTAATACCACTTATCTGTGCTACTTGAGTTTGCATTTTATCCGTCTCATAACCATGTCTCTGAGATTCCGCTTCACCTTCTAAATTCATTTGCTGTCTAAATAAGTCTATAAAAGATGCCATTATTTAGTCCTCTTTAAATCTATATAATACTTCTTACCATCAGCCTTTACCACCTTATAGGCTTTATTACCACTTAATTCTATACCTTCTCTATTTGCTGAATTATCCACACTTTTTAATGCTCTAGGCGACCTAATAGGAGAAGCATGTCTAATTCTTCTTTCTGCTTTAGTTTTCATTATTTTACCTTCTTGTCTCTGTAAATTAAAGATATATCAGCTATCTCCATAGCTGATGTAGTTCCCAGGGATACATGAACAATTCTAAGCATAATGTATTTACCATTTGCTTTAGTTTTACCATCTCCCTCTGCATTCACTAAACCGCATCTAGTTTGTCCATTTTGCTCTAAACGGTCATTAGTAGTAGTAGTTTGACCCTTATAGCCATTTGTTTTAGCTCTATGCCAAGTTGTACCGTTGTCAATAGACCATTCTAATTTTACGCCCATAGCAGTACCAGTTGATTTTGTATAAGTATTAGTAGCATTTATATACACATCATAAAAACGCTTTCTAATACCAAGAGTCCCGCAATGAATTTTCCCTGATTGCCATAAAATACTCCTATCATCTGCTGCTGTCGTTGTTATAGAGTCCCCTATAAAGAAATGTCTTTTCAAAGCTGTACTTGAATATGCATAATGCGAAAAGCCATATTTACCTGCAACAGTATTTGTAGTTGGCATTTTATAGTAATTTCCAACTGAGCGGCTACTATAACCTATAAAAGATTTAGTTACAAAACAATAATAATAAATCTTATCATCATCTATCCATATCCATAGCAAGTCCCTTGTTGAATCGTAAGCAATAGCAGAATTATTTGAAGCATTAGAAAAATTTTCTGTAATTAATTTATCAGCCGATAAAGGATTTACGTTTTCTCCGTCAAAATAAAAAACACCACTACTATTAACCCATGCAACCCCCTCACCTACTTTACATACTTGTCTTGGTTCTGAAACGCCCATATGATCTAATGTAGCTTCAATAAATTCAATATCTTGAGAAACATTAACAATTGTTAATTTATAATCTGAAAATACTAATAATCTATCAGCTGTAGATTCTAAAATATTAATCTTATCTCCACCAAATTCTAAGTCTATGTATGTATTATTCGGGAATCCTGCTGCTGAACCTGGCGGAGTTTTTGAAATAAGAGATGGATCATAAGCTTTAAATCCATAAATAATTTTAACTGCATCTTCAGTAGCACTTGTTGTAGGGGCTGGAGTAACTGTAGCTCTATTTGAGTTTCCACTTGTTCCAATTTCAGTTATTTCATATATAACATTTTGATTATTTGCATTACTTAAACCACTAGTAACTATAAAACTATCGCCTGCTGCATAACCATGATCAGCCCATTCTGTATCTGTACCTGTTGTTCCCCAATAAACATAATTACCTGTAGCTTGAAAATTAAGCCTGTAGTCTGCTGCAACGGCAGTGGTAACAAGTGGTTGAGTTTTCTTAACATCTGCTCCTTCTTCGGTAACCTTTTGATGAGCTACATTTCCTATATATACCTGTCTACCTACTGTAGTTGCTGTTTTAAATAAAGCGTTTATAGTTTCCACTCCATCAGGATAACCTGTCTCTAATGAGTACGTAGAAGACACTGGGGGTTCTTCGTAATACGTAACACTTGAATTTGCTCCATAACCATAAGGGAATGTAGAAGTTGTTTCCCATGCCTGATATCCTTCATCTTCTTGACCTGCCCACTTAACGCCTTTTGTATAATCATATTCAGCTAATAAAAACTTTTCTCCAAATGTTATACCATTTTCATCGCATCCTTGGTAATATAATTTACCATGAGTTAGTGTACTATCAGCTGCTGCAGGTCTTTGTATAAATACTTCTTGAGCATTAGTTCTTATTTTACATATACTGGGACAAGCTACAGCATTATCGCCCCCTCCTTCAAATGTCATAGTACTTACCTTTTGTTTAGGTATAGACTCTATCCCATTATTCATTCTTGTTTCAAAAATTTTAACATAATCATATGCAGCCCAACCTGATGAAAGTGTTTCAACAAAAGAAAATTCACGTAATCTAAATACAGAAGTATAGGTTTCGTTATTTGCTGCATGTAATCCCATTGCTTTATGTTTTTTTACATATATATAAAATGCTAATATTTTATCATCTCCAGCATAACTACCTCCTTCAAAAAGATAATTACTCACTAATTTCTCAACTTCTACCCAACCCCTTGAATCCATAGCAGCAACTAATTCTGCTCTTGAGATAAACCAAGTTTTACAAGTATCATCTACAGATACTACTGTTGTTACGGCGAGTGTTGAATTTATAGAAGTCTCTGCTAAAATATATACACCTGAAATCTCTTCAGATTTAATATAAGCACCATTTTGAATTCTGATTTGAAGTCTTATTGTTTTATTATATATACTAGGGCAATATCTTCCATAAGCGCCTTCCCAAGCTTCCCCAGCATCACTTCTTTTTCCTGGAGTAAAAACTAAAGCCATTCCAGCCTGTTTATCAGCCCCGTGTGCATCTTCTTCATTGGATAATTCTTCCATCCAATCAAGGGTAGAACCTTCAGCTGGAGCTGTTATGTCCCAATATAGCCACATAAAATCATGTATTTCATGATAATGACAATCAATGCTAGCATCTTGCTTGTCTGTAGCGTTAACACCACCCGCACCAGAAAAATCCCCACCAACTAAATCCGCTAATTTTGGATCGGCAGAACTTGGGTGACTGCCTTCTGCTAAATTAGTAAAATTCATTTTATCATCATCGGTTCTAGAGGCTATTACTTGTCCGCATATATCGTATTCATGATCATGTCCTAATGCAGGAGGATAACTATCTTGAATATCTCCAACATTATCTGTTATATGATACATAGACTGTGTTGAACCACCATCTTCAAGGTTTGTTAATCTTTGGGCATCTTCGTTCTTTGTAGTCATTTGCTTTACATATCTTCCTCCTCCAACTAGAGTACCAACATCAAACATCGAACCACTATTTTTTCCAGATCCTTGAGAACTCCATCCACGAGCATCTGCCCCCAGAAATATATTTATACAGCCTTCAGAACCCTTCCCTATCCAAGTTACACCTGAAATTGGAGTTTTATCTGTAACAGGCCTTCTATCTGATCTAAATAATAGATTAACGCCATCAGCACAAGTACTTGGAGCTGCTCCATCATTATGAGAACCCAATTCTCCTGTGCTAGGTAAAAATGACATATAATCCGTATATTTATTATACAATATAACTTCTCCATGCTTATAAATACCTTCAGCTCTATTTAGTTTATCATCATATAAAAGCACTTTATTAGCAGTAGTATCATAAATATCACCTTCTGTAATATTCATTAAACTTCTAGTTGTATAAGTACCATCAGTTGCAGCACTACCATGTATAGATTTTACTGTTGCTACATAGTATTTACTCGCATCTCCAGGTTCTGCAAATCGCATTGTATCATCTACAGCTAATCCATATCCTGTCTGCACAATTGTAAAAGTAGGCACACCTGAATTATTTGTAGTATAAACAAAGAGAACTTCATCCCCACTTCCACTATAAACAGTTGCTTCAACAGGGGTAGTATAAACAACATCTGCAGTCCAAGCACCTCCTTGTGCAGAACCTAAATCAAATCCATACAAACCTGTGTCTGCTTGAACAAGTGGAGTAGAATTTATAATTTTTCCATGTTGATCTAGATAAATATTTTCAGCTGAACGTACTTCATCCTCAAGAGGATTTCCTGTAGAAGATAAGTCAGTACCATCAGCATCTTTATTAATACCACCACCAAATCCATTTAATGTTAATACTTGTTTAGCCATTATTCTCCTTTTTATTATTGGGAGAGGTGTTCTTGCGAGTAACTGTATATGCACAATCCGAATTATCGGATATAAGGGGGGTGCTGTAAGTCCTCTCCCAATAATTTTCAGGTATATTAATATATCCTATAATATTAATCGTCACTTTTTAAGCCTTTAATAAAACCTTGAACAGCAGCTCCTACTGTATTATCAACTAAATCAACAAAATAAGGTTCTATAGTCTTATTCCATAAATCTTTAGTTAATCTCCATTTACTTAGTCCTAATGTCATAGCTGTACCTACAGCATAACATCCTGATTCAACTTTTGAGTATATCATGTCATTAGGTATCTTTTTTAAAGCCCATAGTGCTAATGCGGTTAATCCGCTCACTATAATACCTGTTAGATGATTTGTAATAAACTCCATGTAGTATCTCCTTTTTATTAATAAACTTTATTATTTTTTTGGAACTGTTTTAGTTGTATCTTCATCGTCCCATAAACCCTTTTCCTGAGCCTTTAACCAATTAGCAATTTCCTTTGTATCGCTATTTAACAGTAATGAATCGGCTTCATCACTTAGGTTTGCTTCATCAGCTAGCCTTTTTAAATCGCCTGTAATAGGACCAGGAACCCTTGTTACATTTTCTCGTTTTCTTGAACCCAATGTTTCATAATTTTTCCAGTCACCTTTTGCAAAACTTGCTGCTTCTTCCAGTGTATTAAATTCAAACAATTCACCACGCTTTTTAGCTTCATTAAAACTTTCTATACCATCTAATTCTGCCCAAGCTTCTGTTTGCTCTAATTCTGGATTTTCATAATCTGGAAATAATGTTGGCCATGCATAAAATTTTCCATCAACTTGATCGTGAGCCATTAAATGAGTAGAACCTTCAAAATCTTCTAAGTTTCCATAATCTACTTCAACGGTATTACCATCTACATCTCTTCCGTAAGGCCTTATTTCTCTAGCTTTTTCATCAGGGTTAGGACCAAACAAGTCTCTGTCCATTCCTAAAAATCCCTCTATTAAATTCTTTATCATCATAATATTTCCCTAATATTTTTTGTTCTCGTTTTTTTCTTGCATTCTCATAAATTTATCCTTTAAACCATTCCCACTCAAACTTGCTATAATTTCAACTAATGTCTTATAACTATTTTCTAAGCCTTTTTGCTCTAATTGCATTTTCTTTTGTTGGTCTATTAATTTAACAAGTATACCTTCGAGTCTATTAAACTTCTGGTTTATATCATCAGACAAATCATCTTGAATATACTTGTTTTGCTTCCATATAAAAAACCCAAATGCTATTGCAACGCATATAGGTATCCCATATTGCTCTAATATCTGTAACCAATCCATACTTAACCCTCAATTAGCTCACCCCATAAACTAGTTCTACCATTTATCATTTGTATTATATGCACGGTAAATAAACCGCCCTTATAAAAATCAACTATTGCAAAAGCATGTGCCCAATTTATATTTCTATGATCCAACCAATCATTTGCTTTTGGACTCATATCTTTTAAACATCCTATACTCCAAGCCGATTTAGGCCCATCCATATGTGTCATAGAATGTTGCTGTAAATCATGCCAATGTCCATACATTATATTGCATCCCATTTTTCTCAAGTGGTTTGCTGCATGATATTGACCACCAAATTGATGACCATGATAAAAGTATAATTTACCTATTTTTAAATGCTTTCCAAAAGGATAGTATTTATAACCTCTTCCTTTTAAATCTACAGCATTCGCAAATCTATATTGTGGTATATAAGGATATTTATCAACTGCATAATTCAACCAGTTATCATGATTTCCTTCAGTTATATACCTCTCCTTGCAATTAGCCTTATCAAGGGATTCATCTATCATATCCATCCCTTTGTTTACATCTTTTACATCCTTTTCGAAATCCTTTATAAGATATTCTAAAGGCGGTGCTTTTTTTCTTTTAAACTTCCAAGCTGAAAAAGCGTTCCATTCCCCTACATCTCCCAGATCTATATAAGCATCTGGCCTTACTATCTCTATTGTTTGCTTTAAACAATTAATAGCTTTTTGATCATGTAGAGGAAAATGTTTATCTGGTGTAACTATTACTCGTTTAACTACACCTTTTTCCCCTTTAGGCATACAGCCTCCTATTTTAGTTCATTATAAACTTTAATACACATGTATAATAAAGTCACTAATGCTACACATACACTAATAACCTCAGGAAACCATCCCATAAAACCAACCCAAGAACCACCTAATCCTACTCCTGTTGTTTTCAATGTATCCTGCATTTCTATCTATACGATCTTTTACCAGATTTAGCAGTTTTTGTAACTTTTCTAGCTGTTCTTCCACCTCTAGAACTAACAGTTTTTCTACCTTTAATAGACCCTCTTTTAGCCCTGCTTAAAGATAATACAGCTGGTTTGCCACCCTTTTTTCCACTGCCCTTTTTCTTTCTTGCCATTTCTAACTCCTTTTTGTTTTTATTTACCTACATATGCTATTACATAATCACCACTTGCAACTTCAACTTTATCAAAAGCTCCATATATTATATCGCCATTAACTAATGCTACTGGACTACTAAAATCTGCTGTACCCCCAGAAGCTAAAGTTAAATCATCTCCTGCCGTAACGCTTCGTGCTTCTACATCAGCATCAGTTTCTATTACCTTTAAAGCTACAAAGTATTGAATATTTGGTAGACCTGTAATACCACCACCTGTCTCTACCCCACATTCATACGTGGCATTAGTTAATACTTTAAAACCACATTGTCCTAAAGCTATACCAGATAACTCTTCTGATGTAAATTCTCTTACTCCTTTATGAGCCATTATCTACTCCTTTTGTTATAATAATTCTATATCTATCAGCGGTAGAGAGATGCGGTTTAGACAATGCTATCCTCGTAAATCTCCCAAAAATAGTATCTCCATTAGTAAGTAAGGCGTAATTACTTGGAGTAACTGTTCCAGGATCATAATTTAACCCATTTCTAGATAAATGATCATGTACATCACATTTCGCTTGTATAAAAACATCCACTAAAGCACCTAATGTATCTCGACTAATATTCATAATAGAATGAAAGGAATCAATTTCTGGAAAAAATAAAGTACCTGTTGTATTATCTACAGATGTATTTCCCTGACACTCCTTACCCGCTAAAAGTTCTGTATAATCTTGAGTTCCTGTTCCAGAACTACCATCCGCATGTCCTGTTAATATCCACCCTGATTTTTGGCTTTTAACCATAATAGAACCTGATTGCCCTGCATCCATAACCGCATGTGCTAATGGTGTCATATTCCTTAAACTCATTCTGGAATACCCCACTCATCCTTTTTTAATTCTTCTAAAATTTCACTATGAGTAAAAACATCCTCATTTTCAATAGCAGAGAAATCCTCGAAAGCTAATACTATCTTAGTCCTATCCTTACTAGTCCTATATACAGGCTCTCTGTGAATAGACTTATCAACTAAATCTTGAGATAACCCTTCTTTTATTTTTATTATATATCTTCTTTCGCTCATTATAAATTAGCTAATCGTTCTATATTTGCCATATCTGTGTCACTAGGAGCTCCAAATACAGCATTTACTAATGTAAAAGTTTTTGCTCCTGAATTTTTCCCTGTATCTGAACCCGTATTATTAAATGTCCATAAATGTTTAGGGAGTCCACCTGCTACATCAGTAGGGTTTATACCTGCTTTCAATGAATATACTTCGTCATCTGATAAATAGCGTGGATATATAGCAAAATCTGCAACTTCTATAGTTACACCAGTAAATTGCATATAACCAAATCCAGCATTACCTACAAATCCTCCAAAAATAAGTCTTGCATTTTCTGGATCAACTGTACCGCTAGAATGCCAATGAGCAGAATTCCCAGCATCATCTCTTTCCGTATATGTAGCTCCTCCTCCTACTATATCTATATCGGTTAAATCATTACTTCCACCTAATCCACTGGTTATAGAATTCGCATGACCACCATCAGTATCTTTGTCCCATCTAACTAATAGATGATGCCATTTATTAAGATTTGGTTCACCACTTACTCCTCCTGGGCTGAATGTATTAACACTAGCTTTATCAGATGAGCCGTCTGATTCTACGTTCCAAAGTGTAGGAACGACAGTTTGACCACTACTACTTTCAGTTAGGAAGGCAATATGATTAGATACACCACCTATTCCTCCCTTATGCATTATTGCTTCACCAGCTCCTGGGGCAGCAGTAAAATTTATCCAACAGCTAATAGTTATAGCATCTAATGACCATAAATCGCTAAAACTAGGAGTCCATGCATAATCGCCTACTCCATCGCATTTTAAAACCTTAACATCCTGTTTACACATCCACATAGGAACATTAGGTTTAATCATTACTCCTGGTGACTGCATTCCAATTCCTAGCATATTAATCTCCGAAATAAACTATTACTGCACTATTTGACGCTAATGTTAGACTAGTCCATCTACCATGTAATGTAAATCCTGTATAAAGTGCTTGAGCTGTATCCCATGTATCTCCATTTTGACCTGAATAAGCAGCACTTACAGTATTAAACCATCTAGTAGGGTCTTCAGCTACTAAAGCAGCTATTTTAGTACCAGAGCCAACTACTTGTATAGCTATAATAACTTGCCCAGAGGGAGGGGTTAAAGCACTTGTATCACTTAAGAATGCTACGCCACCTTGTCCTAAATTTATATTATCTGCTTCTTGGCTACTGTATTTATATATACTATACCCCATTATTTTCTCCTCTTTCTTTTAATTACTTTCTCTTTCTTTTTAGCCTTACATCCGCAATCCATACATATCCAATCTGCTCTTGGATGTGAATCTTTCTCTAAATCTAATAATCTTCTATATATAGCTTTAACTTTTATGTCAAGTTCATTATCTTCATTTACATATTTATCTATTTTTATTAGATTATGTTTTTCATTAATCTTTTTCATTATAGCTTTAAATATTAACTTAATTACTATTTTTTGTACCATTATACCATATTCCTATTGCCTTGCATAATTCTTTGCCCTGCTTTACTATTACTTTCTTTTTCAACAATCCTTCTAAATTTTCTCATAAAATATTCAGCTGCTTCTAATTCCATATGATCTTCAGATAATTTAGATTTTAAATAATAAACCAATGCTTTTTGTAAATATGCAGGTATATCTATTTCAAAAGACTCATCTTCCATTAAATCTATATTATATGTTAATGTAGAAGAAAGTCCTGTAACAGTGCCTCCATTATACTTAGTTTTAAAGACTAGATCAGCGCTATTTGATGTAGTAGCGTTTACTTCATGCAATCCGTTCCATTTATTAGAATCGGTAATAAGGATTGTATCTCCTTCAGTAAAGCTTGCCGTAGCTGTCATTGTAATTTTCAATAAACCGCCATTTTCAGTGTAGCTAGTTATTGACCTTGTATCAGAAGCATCTGTAATTGTATAATGAGGAGCATATGTATATTCTATCTCTATTCCATCAGTAACACTACTTGCAGGACTTCTATATCTATTAACGGTATCAGTACTCCCGCTGCTACCAGGTATCCATTGGCCTCCTGCTGCTTCACATGTATCTTTAGTAGTATATCCTCCTAAAGTACAATGAGCTACTGCCATTTTACCGCTAGCAGTAGCATTTTCTTTTTCTACCAAGGCAATATTATTACCTTTTATATAATATGCGTATTTTTTAAATCCCATCTGTATCCTCTATTTCAGGTTCGTAAACAGATCTAGGAATAGTTCTATAATTACCACTAGAATTATTATGGTTTTTAGCCCTAATATCTAAAATCTTTACTGCTTCATTAGGGATTTTATAAAATCTTTGATTGTCTACAATATCTATTCTAGCTGTTTTTACATGAGTTTCTGAAATAAAATTTATTTCCTCTAAAGCATCTTTTAAATAAGCTATAGCCCTTCCAGTCTCATTTGTTCCAACTCTTTCCATTAATTGTCTAATTTTCATCAGTTTCTTCTCCTTGTCTCATCATAGCTCCAGATCCAGCTGCTATATATGTAAAAGCATCCAAATATTCTTTCTTCAAACTACCTATATGTAAACTAGTAGCTTGTGTCATTTCTATATCTTCTTCTTCTTGTGACCAGTTAGCCATTGCATGCTCTAAAACTTTTATAGATGCATATATTACCACTAAATATTCTAATTCATCTGGAAAATATCCTATTGTTGAATGTCCATATGCAAGTGAATCTGATGTTCCATCCCCCTTAGGTTCATTATTAACATAAAATACCTTAAATCCATTATTAGCTGAAGGTACGGGGTAAACATTTACCACGCCAGCACCATCTACAAGATATGCAGGATTATATATTGAAGCATAATGTAAACTTTCTTTATCAACAAGTCTAGACTGTAAATGAGGCAATGAAAACCTACATTCAGCCCAATTTACACTTCCATCTGAACTACCATCTGCATTAATTTCTCTTATAACTCCAATAATTTTAGCACCATTTACATCAACTCCTTGAGAATCTGAAGTAGAAGACTCTCTTTGAAATTTTTGAATCATATGTGGTGCAACAGTTGTTGTCCTATTAGTAACATCCAATACCCCTTCTTTTAAAAATTCAGTGATTTGAGCTTGACTAGGAATAGTGCTAGCTCCTATATCTAAACTTGTCATTGCTTCTATCTGTACTTCAAATGTTGCCACTATACACCCTCTTTATATTTATTATTACTTATTCTAAAACTTTTATTTTTAGCTCTTTTTTTTGAGCTGTAATTTCTACGCAAAGAACCCGTCTTCAGTTTTTTACCTGAACCTGTATCCTTTCCATAATTTGCTGTTAAAATATCTGCCATAACTTTAATCCTGCCTCCTAAAAGAGAAAACTAATAGGAAGCAGGATTTAGTTTATTTAGCTATTAAGCTGCACCAGCTAATCCGTACCAATATCCATTTGTTCCGTCATGATACCATTTACATAAAACAACAGTTTCAGCACTAACGTCCCAAGATGAATAACCTTTAATCACAGCATCGTTTGCAGCATTCTTGATAGTTAAATCATCACTACCTGAATCAAGAACTAATAGGCATTCTTGCCCATTCCATTCACCATTAGATAGTAGTAATAAACCACTAGAAGCTGTAGTGACTTTTACAAGCCCTTTTGCAGTAACAGCAGCACCTGTAGAAGCTACAGCAGTTACCGAAGATACTTCTTGATCATCTACGTGTTTAGCAGGTTTTTGTACTTTTGCCATAATCAGCCTCCCTACGATCCGTTAGTGAATAAAGCTGCACCAGTTGAATCAACATCAGCTGTTCCAGCATTACCACTTACTAACCAATGACCTCGGCCTCCTACAATACCCAGATATTTCACTGAAATTGAAGAACCTAGTCCACCAGCACTATTAGCCAAGTTATTGTCTAATACTATTTGCGAATCATCTGCAGCAGCTTGAGCAAATGCAGCAGCTTCATTATCTGTAGCTCCTGATGCTCCTAACATTACACCACCAATGAAAGTATCGCCTGTAGTATCAGTAAGATCTTGACATTTAATCGTATACTCGCCTGTACTTACACCGACAACTAAAAATGTATAATATACACCTTCAGATAGTCCTGTAGTATCAGGCAGGTTTAGAGTTATTGTAGTATCCGCAGCAGTTCCATCTAATCCATATACGATACCTGATTCCGATTCAGGTATACTATATGTTCCAGATACAATTAGCTTATAGCCTACATTTTTATGAACTGACAAAGCATCGCCATGCTTGTTCATACCATATTGTGGAATTGCCATAATTAATCTCCTTATGTCCAGATAGCATGTGTTTCAGGACAACACCATTCCATGCCAGCTTCTGTTAATATTTGATCTACTCTTCTGTCGACCCCAGAGTTTTCAAGCGTTTGCACACCAACGTAGACGGCTGTATCTCTATTAAGACCGTTACCAACTAATGGTCTATATGCAGCATATTTCATATTAATACCAAGCATTTTAATATTAGTACCATCTAAATGTACATTTCTAGCAATATTCATATCGCCGTATACAGTAGAGATAGTAGTAATATCAACACCAAACACTTTCTTTTTACCAGTCATTGAAAAATCTCCTCTAAAATTAGGTGAAATTTCTAGATTGTTAGCATAATATCCAGATAATTTATGTAGCCAATTGTAAACTGCTGTAGAACAGAAGAATACAGTTGAACCTGCATTATTATAACGTGGATCTAACATAGCTGACAAGTCATCTAAGAAAGAATCTTGTGTTTTAGTTGATATGTTTAATGAAAAAGCATTACCATATGTGGAAATAAAATTAACAGCACCTTCAGTAGTTTTACTTGTAGCTGATTGTTGATTTCCAAATAATAATGATTGTTCAATATCCCATTTATGCTCGATTAACTTTTCTTTCCAGATTCTAGCCCACTCATTACCTTCATACTTAAGAACAGTAGCTCTATCAGTATTATTCATCACGCATGATGTTTTCCAGATTTGAGTTTGACCATAACCTGTTGAGTAAGGTTGATCTTGCCATGTTTCAGGATAACCACTTCCAGCATCAAAAGCTGTACCAACAACATATGTTTTAAAAGCTTCCATAAACTCGGAGCTTTTAGTTGTAGTTGTTACAGTGCCATCATATGCTAAACCAGCTGCTGCATCAGTTGTATCATCACCACCAGATACTGCATCCATAAAGAATACTGCACTTCCAGAACCTTTAATACATGTTGCATTTACAACTGCTTTATTAACACCAGTTGCAGCCGCACTACTACTTGCAGGAAGAGTCGTAAGATCTACAGAGTTAATTCTCCACAATGTATATCCAGACACAGTTCCAGCATCAGCATTAGCTTCACTTGATGCATGTGGTACTTTTATAATTTGACCAGGTACGAAAAATTGAGGTTGTGTACCCTCAACACCTTCGTAATAGTCAACTACTTTACCAAAGACATTTTGTTTATTCCCATCAGAGTCATAATCACAAAAGTAAGAAAATGAATAAACATTTCCTTCTGCAGGAGTCCCTGTTGTTGCAGGTGCTGTTGCAGGTACACTTATTGCACTAGTACTAAAATCGGACATCAACGCATATCTTTTGGTATACGAGGATCTCTTTTCAGTAAATTTGAAAGAAGGATCATCAGTCGGTTTTTTAGAAACCATACTTACGAATCGAAAGAAGGGATCTTGAGCTAGAGCTAGTTCAGATACGTAGTCGCCGAAATTGTACTTTCTACGCAACGCTCCTGTATCTAGCTGAGTTGAAGACTCGCCTCTTTCAATTGAACCAGAAGTATAATTACTCCCAGTTACATTTAAGATTTCAGACATTTGTCTCTCCTTAACTTATTATTAAGCTTGGACAGACATAATTTCAAATAATTATGAACCTATCCAAACAGATTATCAACGCTATTATCAAATCCTAGAATACTATCAAACACATCTCTGTCTTGACTAGTTTCTACTCTTTGACTATTAGCTCCAGATGCGGATGTGGGCATATTTCTAACATTTTTCATTTGATTCATCATATCCTTTTTAGTAGAACTGGCTACATTGTTTGCAACCTGCTCTCTATTTACGACAGAATTAATATCATCTAATGTCATTCTATGACGTTTAGCTTTTTGTTTAAAAGACTTCCAATCATCTTCTGACATATTATGTTTTTTTCTAAATGCATCCTCGTCAGCTTTACGTTTCTGAGCTAAGTCAACTTTCATGCTTTGTTCTTTTTGCTGTTCGATCATTTGTCCCATTCTTCTTTGGACCAAACCATCTACATGAGCATTCATGACTTTAGCACTATCTGAATCAGGGTCTTGCATTGCTTCGTTTTGATCAAATACAAAATCTTCATCTAATCCCATTTGTTCTTGTATTGATTGAGCAGGTGCACCACCACTGGTTAGATATTCTCTAACGTGCTGAACTAATCCGCTATCATTTTTCATTGCTTCGAGAACAGGAATAAAAGGTTGTACCTTTTTAAATTCCTCCCTCCACTTAACAGCTTCACGGCTACTATCTTTGTAGCGCTTTTCCCAATCTGTGCTGTTTGCAGACTGCTTCTCTAGCATGTTGGAGCCTTGATCATTGTTAGCGTGGGTTACCTGTTCGGGGCCACTGGATTGATTAAGGGTTACCTCAGGGCTATCCATTATTCCTCCATTTACCTCATTATCGAGGTTATTGAAAAAATCGTCAGAGCCTGATTTATTTGGTTTTAGGTTAGCTTGCGAGTTAGGATGCTCTCCTCTTCCATAAGATTCAGATGCTTCCTCTAGCGAGCCCTCCTGCATTCCAATACCAGGGTTACTTTGATTTGTTTCTTCAGACATTATAGTCTCCTTTTTGTGAATAAATCTTTGCTTGTATTTTATTCATTTTCTGAACTACTTTCCAAGTCTTTTTTTTGATTATTTAACATATCTTGAGATCTTGCTCTTATTAATTGGGCATCATTATTCATTGAACCTCTTAATAATTTCTGTTCTCCTTGAGTTTGAGTGAGCTCTTTATCCATGTTACTTTTAACTTGCTCTTTCTTTTTATTTATTTCGACATCAGCTTGCATTACCTTATTTTTAATACCAGCTTGAACTAATTGTCTTTCTAATGTTTCAATTGTACCTTGACTATCTTTTAATGCTTCATCAAGTGATCCTATTTGACTCTGAAGTTGAGCATATAAAGATTTTCTTTGGACAATTTTTTCTTTATTTCTTAAATCTGTTTCAGCTAATACTGCAATATCATCAACAACTCCCAATTGCAATAATTGTTTTAATTCCTCTAAGTATGCCCATCTATTTACAGGTAAAGTAGAGCCAGCCACTATTCTAATGTCAAATTTATGTGCTGTAACGTCCATTGATTTTCCTACAGCTTCCCCCATATCATTATATATAGGTATATTAATTTCTTGGTCCCTTCCTTCTTGTATAGCATTAGGTTGAATTATTCTAAATCTTTTATTAGCAGTATAAGTTGCCTGAGCATATTGAACAATAATTTGGCCTAAATGAGTTAAAGCTGGTTCTATTGAATTGCTCATCCATTGTCTTATTCTTCTAGTTCCATACTCATCTAAAGCTAACATTCCTCTATATGTTTCAGAAGCTCCCGCAGAATCTCCCATCATAGAACTATAAATACCTGCAAGATATTCCATATCACTTTTTCCTTGTTGGACTATAGAAAAGAAAGCATTTGATAAGGGGGCAGGCATAACAGGAGTAGGTCTTTCTACACCAGGTCTAATAGGCAATAAAGCTCCTGGACTAGATGCATATTTTTCCCATACATCAGGATCTATACTTCCCTCTTCATACATCCATCTTAATGAACTTCCTAAAGATGCATTATGAACCATTATTTGATGAGCTTTATTTATTTCTTTTTGTTTGCCTATCAATGGAGCAACAGCACTTATTGGATATGGAGTTCCTGTCCATTTAAAATGAAATGGAACTAAAGGATACTCTTTAATATTTTCAGGTAACACTTGTTCATATAAAACCTTATCACCAGCTACACAAATTTGTTTTACTCTTGTGTCAAAAAACGAAACAGCTTCTACTATATTTTTAGCAAATTCCTCATCGGATATTAATATTTTATATTCCTTTTCTGTTATTATAGTATTCTCTATTTTAGATGCTTCTGCCTGTAATTGGCTCATGCATTGCTGAGCAAATGCCTGTATCTGTTCAGCTGCATTCTCCTTAGCTTTTTCTAACTCAAGTTGCATTCTTTCTGGAAGAATTTCCCCTTTTTGAACACCTTCTGCTAATTCCTTCTCTCTTTCTAACAACTTAACTTCTAATTCAGCGGACATTTCTTTTACCATTACAGCACACTGCTCTTCCATTTGTTTTAATTGCGCCTTATCTGGAGGTATTCTATAAAATACATTCATATATTTTATTTTTACCTTTTCATATATTTCGAAAAATTCTACAAGATCATCCATCTCTCCATCTGGAGTAATTCCCTGAGTAGATGAACCATCAGCAGAATCATTAAAAGTAAATAATTTTTGATCCCTATCTCCCATTCTTCTAGCAGAAAAGGATCTTTGATAATTTTCGTCACTACTCGCTTGAGATATTTTCCTCTTATGATCAGGGAATAATGTCATTAAATGCTCTTTTGGTAAAACCTTTCTAATCATAATAAAGGATGCATCCTTAAATAGCATATCTCTCGATTTTGGATCTACATATATATCAAAAGGTTCAGGTTGCTGTATAACCACCTCTCCCATCCCATTATCTGCATCTCTATCTACTGTAACCAACAAATATCCTATACTTTTAGTTATACTATCATTAACAGCATTTGCATACAAAGTAGAACCTTTCGAATTATACCAAATATAATCAGATAAATCAGAGACAACGGCTGCAACATCAGAATCACTACCCTCCGTTCCAATAGCCTGCCATCTAGGTTTATTTGCAGTAGCATAAAAATTTAACATTTCCACAACAGGTAAGATTCTATTTATAGTAAAAGTAGGCATCCCTTGATCCTCTAATAAAGTCCTTTCTTCTTCAGATAACTGCTCATCATGAGAAAACTCATAACCCTTTTGGTTTATATGTTCCCATTGTTGCCTAGTCCAATTATTTGCTAGATTATACAGCCGTCTTATTATATCAGGTTTCTTTTTTGCCATTACTTATTCCTTAAGGTATTTGTTTAATTAAATTATTATTTAAACGAACAACTCCTTCTGGTGGATCTGTTCCTTCAAATGTTATTTTCAAATTAGCATAATTATTTCTCATTGGTAAAATAGAAGAGCCTAAATCTGCGCTTATAGCTCCTGCATCTTCCTTGCAAAAAATACCACCACCTGATTTGGACTTTCTTTTACCAAAGTTATTTAACTTAACTTTTAAATCCATCGTTAGTTCCTTTATTTTTATAGAACTCTGTGGTGCTAATGTTGCCAATGGTACATTTATTTCCTCTCCATTTACAACCATTTTCATGCATTTTGGTGTACCATCCTCATTTACATACTTACTTAAGGCCTCTATGTGCTGATTTTCAGCTAATGCCTGAGCCTGAACAACTGCGTCATAAAGACCTTTAGTTAAATGGTCTAAGAAATTCCCTTTTTTAACCTCCTGGTTGATCGCCACTGGGAGCCTTATCTTTAGTTTTACCTATAGAGCTATTTAGCATATCCATTACTTTCATTAAGCCTTCAGGTTTTTCCTGTTTGCCTTTAACTGAAATAGTATACTTAGCTGATGTATCAGAACTTCTATTACTTTCAGAATGATGAGACACCTTGCCTTCAAAACTTGCTTTCCAGCAAGCAAATCCACATGAAGCATTAACAGTTGCGCTTGAATCTGTAGATGATTTTGAAGAACTTTGTGTTGATACTTCCATATTAAATTCAATATCAATACTATCTACACATAAGCTAGGTATATTGATAATCGATAATAATGGAACATCTAATTTTACTTCTTCAGATCCATCTGCATAATTAAATGTAACTGATTTAGTATTACCCTTATCATCCATTCCAACCTCAGTTATAAACTGAGCAGTTGTAGATGCTAAGGATTTTTGACCTTCAGCTGCTGCCAATAAAGGCGCTGCTATAAGGTTTTCTATTGGTAACCCAGTAAACTGGTTTGCAATACTACTTGCCATTACTTCTCCTTTTATTTATTAATTCAAAATGTGGAAAATCATCAAATTTGTTATCGTCTACTTCAAAATTCATATTCCAGTCTCCTCCCCAGCGAAGAGTAATACCCATCCCACGAGCCACCCCAAGGACGAACCCAGCAAAAAGATGGAAACGTTCTCTATCATTCCAGTCAATAGGGTAAGGACAGACATCAACAGCGTTACTAGGGCTAGCATTATGCCTCCCATTTGGGTAACGTACTTTAGTCTTTCCCTCTTCATATAATTTATCCTGTCTTTCTCCACTTCGATGCCCTTCTATAATCGAGCAATCGACATATTTAATTACTTCGTTAAATACTTTCTGTAACTTTTCATCACATGTTGCTAATCTTTCCTTGGATCTTTTTCCGAATTTTGCCATATTATTTTAGAAAGTCAAAGACATCCATATTTTTAATTGACTCCCATTTTTCTTCTAATTCTCTTTTATCGGTTTTTAACTCTTCAATATTTTTTGTTTGTTGTAATTTTATATCAGGTTTAAATTGAGCGTATTCATCCAATGTTCCATACTCCTTAACAACTTCACCCTGTCTCATTAGATTTTTTTCATAACCCTTAACAACTTCTTTTATTTCAGCATTATTCATATAACTTTTTTCTAAATCTCTCCAAGAATCATTGCTATATCTCCAGGGACGCTTTTCTAGCATTTCAAGTTTAAAACCCTCAATGAACTTTTTTAAATTAGGAGATTTGAAAAATTCTGATTTAGGTAATTTTTCTAATTCTGCCTTACTTAAATCCTGAAAACCTTCTATCACTTTGTCAAGATTTTTTACAGTAGGGGTATGAATTTGAGGTATCACATTATTTTTTATAAAGTCATCTTCCCATTTATTAACATAATTATTTACAATTTTTTCCTGCTTAACAAGGGCAACGGCTGTCTTTGATTTATTTGCATCAGAGACTTTATCGACAAATGATAGTAATTTTTTAGGATTCGCTATTAATCTCCAAGACGAACCCACACCTAATGCTGTAAAGATTACATTAAGCGGGTCTGTTAAAAAGTTTGCTATATAATCTGCAGACTCTTTATTTGTTCCTATTGGAAGCGAACCAGATGCCCTCATCTCATCCCATGTGTTATTTTCTTCTATATAATCCGAAAGAGCCTCCGTAGCAGCATTATGCACACCTTTTATTTTTGTCCACAAAGACATTATGCTGTTACCCAACTCTTTGCTTTAGGTTTCTTTTTATACCATCCATCTTTTGATTCACGCATCCCCTGTGGAGGATGTGCGTATTTACATGCATAAGCTAAAGCATCTATAGTATCATCATGAGCCATACGAGGCCCAAAAGTCATAATTTCTCTATGTAGATCGTATTGTGTTTTTTTAATATGCACTTGACCTACTGAAAATCTTTGTGCTAATATTTCTTGTATTCTATCTCTTTTGCTCATCCTATTCCCAGGTTTTTCTTCCTTAAAGGAAATTATAAATTCATTCCTTCTTCTCATCTCAGCTCTAATAGCTTGAAATACTGGTTTACTCATACTTGTATCCTCAATAGTAAATAATGTAGGTTTATAGAACTTAGCATATTGAAAAATATAATCTACAATACCTTTTTTATCTGTTCCTGGGACACCCAATACTGGCAAAGTCCTATCCCTGATATAATCAAGAACATATACACTATTATCTGCGGAGACTGCAACAGCAATGATAACAGAGAAATCCGAATTACGCCTTGCAGAATCAGTCGCTGGATCCACTCCAACAAAAATATTACATGGCTTGGCATCCTCACCATCAGGAATAATATATGGTATTCCAGAGTCTGCATCTAATGTAAATTTACCATCCCAATATTTTATATGTTCCCTATTAAATATAGAGTCTTCTTCGCTTTGAACCTCCATCATATATTCTTGATAGAATTTTTGAGGAGTTCCAGAGTCTTGATAAAACTTCTTTTTTCTTTGCATCTCCTTATGACCAAACCATGAAGGCCATAAAGGAGTGCCATCTTCCTGTAATGCTTTATATGTAATCACTTTCCAGCTATAGTCTTCTTCTCGTTTTTTAGCTTGTTCGTAACCCATTAAAATCTTTTGTATAAATGAATCAAAATGAACAGGTGTTCCATTTATTCTAAGTCTTCCAGTCTTCGGTTCCAAGGCAGGAAAGACGACTGCGGTAACAAGGTTTGATATTTTTGATCTCGATTCCGATGTAACTGTATTGTTTTCATCTTCAAAATCATCAAGAACGATAAGATCGTAACGTTTATGCAACTTAGCACCACCACGAATACCAGATAAATTAGACTTACTAATAAGTTTGCAACCGTTTGAAAGCTCAATATCATCTTCTGTCCATTTTTTGCCCTTTAAACTACCGAAATAATAAGAAACTTTTTCATTATATTCCAAGTGATATTTTATATAATCTAAATTAGGAACTGATATTTTAGACGAGGCGGCAACCCAGCCATAAAATAAAGGTTCATTAGAAAACAGAAAATCATGTAAAATACTACATTTTGTTAAAACAGTTTTTCCATGACCTCTTGGCAATATTACTGCCAACTGTCTGTGGCTTAAATCATTTAAAGCATCAGCTACTTCATAATGAAAAAAAGGAGATTCAGATCTCATGAAATCATCAGGCAAAAATAATTTACCAAAAGCAATTAAATCATTCTTAGCAAGCATGAAGGTTTCTTCTTCTTTTGAAACATTATGTAGATTTATATTACTCATATATTTCTGGATCTAGTCTGTACTCTTTGTCAACTTCACATATATCCATTAAATTATTGCATACAGTAGAAGCAATTTTATAATATTTTTTTTCAGGAGTATTAGTTGCTTTTGCCATCCTTTTTACATTGCACTCTAAAGGTCTTTCATCATATATTCCGCATTCACCTTCATCTGTTAAATGTACACAAGCTCCATCCTTCCCTTTAGGTACCAACCCCATGCTAGCATTTAAGTAACAACAGGCCGTACATTTAGAGCATTCAAACTTCATTCTTCGTTTAAAAAGTTTTCATCTCTTTCCTGCCTTCTTACTTCCTGTACCATAAATTCCTGGGGTCCTTTTATTTGCTCTGTTTTAGAGTCATAAAACTCTCCCTCTCCGTCCATATTTACATACCTATTTGAATTTAAATCGCCCTTATATTTTGAAGGAAGAGTATCTCCAGGTTTAGGAACTGGTACTCCTGAATAAAATGCAGCGACATAATCATAATCTCTATTTGATGGATGGTTTATATCATGATGTATACCAAGCAAACTCGATACTTGGGAAAACCATTGTTCAAATGTTGGTCTATTTTCCATTAAAATCCTCCATATTTTTCGAAATCTTTTTGATATACATTATATACATCATCTGAATCCTCGTACTCTACAAAACTATCATCTGTTATACCAAATCTTCCATAAAAATTAATATCTTCAGCTCCAATCATATCCATTATATCACCTAAAGCTCCTGTACTTCCTGCAAAATCCCAACTATCTGCTAAGGATAAAAATGGCTTACCACCCTCTACTCCAATACTCCAATTAATTCTACCTAAATCTAAATCAGTAAAATGACTGACATCTACACCCTCTACATCACTTAATCTTAGTACTTCACCTTCATTTAAGTTTTCAATCCTTTTATTAAGTATATCTAAATTCTCCCGACTTCCTTGAAACCATTTAAATTCAACAAAAGGAGTTACATCGTATATTCTTTCATTTTCTCCAAATGAATAAGGTCTTCTTGAGGGAACAACAGGCGAATCAGTTAATCCCATTTCCTCAGGTGATTCATAACCAAAAAATGTTTTTAATAAATTTGGGGCAGGGCTAACTCCATATCGACTTATTGAAGCGGTTCTATCGGTAGAGAGTTCATTCATAGTTAAAGGCCTTTGCCCATGATACCCTCCAACTTCTCCTGTAAATATATTATCAAATCCAGCAGGCCAAAACCCCCAATTCGATGAACGTGCATCCGATCCAGCAAGATATGCAGCCTTCCTTACAAGCTCTACTTCTTCATCTGTATCCATCTCTTCCTTTAGATAATCAGAAACACTTTCACCCCCTGTACTACTTGGATCCATTACACCTAATAGATAATTCCAGCCCATACCCCATTTACTTACATTGCCTGACATTACTTAGCCTCTATTTCCTCAGGTCTCTTAGCCTTTGCTATAACCTTCTCATCAAAACCCTGAAAAACAGCTCCTGATATTTGTGTAACAGAAGTTTTATTTTTATCCTCAAGATCCATAATATCAGCTAACTTAAATAATGCCTTTAACTTTGTTTCATCCTTTTCAGAAGATCTTGCTATTGAATTAATACCACCTATTATAGTAGTCTCATCAATACCCAATTCCTCTAATACAGGCTTTAACTCTTCTTTCATTGCAGTCCTCACCCTTGTTGTTTTTATAAGTTGCCCAGCACGCAATCCTGCATAGTGCGGGTCATTAGTCGGGAATGCCTTTAGATACGCCATGCGAGCATCCATTCCAGATGCGATATACTGGACAAAAATCTCCTCACGACTAGAAAGATTCTCTCTCTCTTCTAATCTTTGATCTCTGTCTATGTTACCTCCAAAAGAGTATATATTGACCCTTTTAGAGGTATCCATTTTTGAATTATTTGACACAATAAAAGTACCCGTACAAGTACCGATATATTTCACCTGACGAACCCTTCCTTTGGGCTTAATCATGTTGCCTTCTCTTAAAATTTGTATCACGCAACCATCGTCAGCTTTCACCCAATCACTTATATGACCATCCCTCCAATCCTCAAGGTACTTTATTTTCTTAGGCACCTCTTCTATTGTGTCAAAAACTATATGATTAATTTTGTTTACTTTATAATGTCTCATTCTTATACCCAAACTCCGTCAGGATGTTTGGAGCGTTATGCAACCCCTAAAATATCATTTGAATTCGCTAACTCCCTAACACTCTCTGCAAACTCTCTTGTTATTGGTATCACATGGCCATTAACTTCAACCTCAGTATATAGATCATCTTCTTCAAATATTTCCTGTATATCTAACACCTTATGATTTTCAGTATCGTAAATAATTCTTAAAGTATATTTTTTGATGTTCATACAGATATCCCCTGTATAGCGAATGCTAAATTTTTTAGAAATTTTAACTGTAAACTTCGCTTTAAGCCAGTAATAAACTCCCATACTTAAACTTATATTACAGCAATTTTTATCGGTTATCGGGGACAAACTCTTTATCCTATATGGAGAGCAACCCAACTTCTGATCCTTAAAGCAGAACGATTCTCACGTGTACTTTTAGGATGATATCAAAAAGGAACATGATACCGATTGATAAATATAATATGATATAAATCACAAAAACAAGAGGTTTTAAAAATTATGCAATTTTAATGTGTGGTCTTTTATAAAAGTGTACCCCCTTATCGGTGGATTATCACTATCGTAATTTAGTTATTTTTGATTTATGTTTTAATGTTATTTTTAGAAGTTTATGAACTCATACATAAGGAGAAGTATATTATGGCTAGGAAAATAATAAAGCGTAATAGTTACGAACCTACACAAAGGCTAGAGGGAGATACTATAGAGCTAGATGTTAGTGATCCTATTCAAGCTGCATTTAAAGGCAGATGGATAAGAGACGTGTTGGATGGTAACTTTGATAATGCTGAATCCATGCAAAAAACAGCAGGTATATTTGTTAGTAAAACAAAGCATGTACCTGTTGAGGTTGGAACTAAGACAGTATATACCTTAAAGTCTACTACTAGTAAGAAGACTATGAAGGTTGAATCAGATGATGTGTTTAATACTCTGATGGATACAGGAGGTTTTACTCTTGAAGATACTGAAATAGTAAAGATCATGCAGTAAGAATCTATTGGGGGGTTGAAATCCAGTTTCATCCCCTCAATTTAATTTATATTAATATTTAATTTAATAGATACATACGGAATATGGATTGACATGGCAATGCGGTCTCTCAAATCGTATACACATGTACATACTATATATACCAACTTGTACTAAACTTAGGAGGATTTATGGTTTATGTTTTAATAGTAATGTTTGTAATAATATGGTTATCATCAATCTCTTTTGAAGATGGTGCTAAACATAGTTGTGAAAGGCATGATTCATTTCACTCTATAAGCCAAAGGGTAAGTAGGGAGAATAAGATATGAGTCCAATGCTAGTAGTTATAGGACCATTGTTGTTGGGATTTATAATTGTACTAATATTTATAATATTACCAACATATGAAGATTAACTATTTTTTTCGAATTGTAATTTTA